CGTACATGGGAGTTTTGGTGGTGTCCTCTTCGGAAGACTTGCCGCGAGGGGTTGGCTTGACGAACGCAAGCTTATGAACGATCTCGACTCGCTTTTCTTCCATCGAGTTGCTGAGACGGGAGAGGTCAAAAGTAAGAGTCACTTTCCCTTTGTTGCCGTTATTCAACACGCCCAGGGCAACTTCATTCAGTGCAGCTGCCACTTTGTTTTCGAACACACCGCCGTCGAGCTCCCCGAAGAAGTCGGGGATATTGGTCAAACGATCGTTACTCATCGGGTTTACCCTCAGAAAGGCGGCCGCCGCCGCCGTAGGTTAATTATCTCCACACAACACAGGAGAGCACCTGCGGTTAGGAAGCCGCCCGGGTGGGTTGGGTTATGAACCCGTCGCCCGGTGATGCTCTCGTGTGTTGCGTAAAAAAGTGCGGCACCTTCACGGGAAAAGAAGATCCGATGCCGCTAATGACTACACACTGCGTTTTGTTACTTTGTGGTGCCGGGTGCCTCCCGGTGATCGCATCCAGTTACGTGCGATCGGGTACCAAACCACCTGATAAAGACGTTGTTAACTGTCCCGCGCGCGCTGAGCTGCATTCACCACAACGGGGAGAGCATTCGAACCTGGACTGCAATTATTTGCGGGTCTTTCGACTGCATAACCAGGGCAACATTACCGACTGCTCTCTCCTGTTGCGTCCTCGTCTCTTCCGAGGTGTCACACCGTATCGCCGCGATGGTGAGTCGATCTCGTGCTTACCTGGCTTGCACATTCCGGCTACCCATAAGCCCAATGCAGTACTTCAAGGGAGGCTGTGGACCGCTTCGACGCATGTGCCATACGCCGTGAATTAAAATATACCTTCAAGTATATTTGGTTGTAAATACTTAAAGGTATATTTAATCGGCGTGTGAGGTAAATAATTGATTTGGAGGTTAATTTATTTTGGGGGGAGATTGAAAAAGAGGGGGGTGCTGCTGTGCCGGGTGCCTCCCGGTGAAATCTCCAGTCAAAGATTTCGCGTCTCGTTTACGTTTCTCATCAGAGAAAATTTGACTGAACGCCCATCCGCATAGGTGGATTCACAGCAGCAAATTGATGCTATCTTATTGAAATTTTTATATCAAATTCTTTTATTTAGAACAGGTTGTTCGTTTGAAATTGTTTGCGCTTACCCATTTCCAATCAAATGGATAACCAGCTCTGTATTCGGTTTGCTGCACGACTTTTCTAACTCCGTAGATCTGCACGGTCGTATCTTGCCCGCCGATATAAGCTACGCCTGAACAAATTGGTTCCTGCTTTTCCAGAATTCCAGAACATCCAGAAAGCAGCAGGGCGAAAGAAGCAGTTAGCAGTAGATTTTTCATGATTGTTAGTCCCTTTCCTTTCCAGAGGCGATTTGGTTAACTCCACCAGATTAAGGAAGATTTGTTATTTTTGCATCTACCACAACGCCAATTATTCTGCAGTTACCGTCAATTTCTGTCATTGGATATTGAGGATTCAATGGTTTAAGAAATTTTCGCCCAGCGTCCACAACTAATTTTTTAAAAGTAGCCTCATTTTCTGAATCGAGCTTAGCCACCACCAGTTTTCCACTACGTGGTTCAACTGCTGGATCCACCAGAATTGCCATTCCCTCTGGTATGCTGAGCCCAACAGGAGATGTCATAGAATCACCTTTGACATCAAGCCAGAAGGAGTCTTCCGAACAGTCGACAGTTGTTTCGTACCAGCGATCAATACCGCGCCGATGATAAGGTTCTACAGCTTCCATCCATTGCCCTGCACTTACCCAGCTGATAACCGGATAAGACCCTTGTGGTTCGTTAAGTCCTGCATAAGAAACGTTATTATCAGTTTTATCAGCGAGCCCATCCATCCAGCCTCTTTGCAGCTTTAAGGCATCCTCAATCTGCCTTGCTGCCTGCTCACCAATGTTTCTTTTGTTGGCTTTCCCTTCTGGATAAAGCATGCGCGAAACCACAGTAGGATCCATGCCGACTGTCTCAGCAAATTTCCTCTGCGTTTCATGACGCGATACCAACTCTTGAAGCTTCTTGCGCCTGACTTCGTAAATTGCATTGTTCGTATGTTCTTTCATGCCGGCATCTTACGAAAATTTACCCATAGGTAAATGACCTGTGAGTATTGATTAAAATATACTCCTAGGTATACTTTGATTGTTACCCAATGGAGGCTTCATGGAAACGTTAAGAACGTATCTCAACAGCCTGGCGTTGAATAAACAGCGTGAATTCGCCGAAAGCTGTGAAACCACGATTGAATATCTTCGCAAGGCTATCAGTAAGGGGCAGAAGTTAGGCCCGGCTTTATCGGTTTTGATTGAGTCCAATTCTGCTGGTGCAGTCAGCAGAAAAGATCTTCACCCAAGTGATTGGTCGAAAATCTGGCCTGAGTTGAATCCTAAAGAAAACGCAGCGTAACGATAACTACCAAAGGAAAAACAAGATGGTAGAGCACACCTTAAAGACTGTTGTGAAGGCGATGTGTAAAGCCTACCCGGGCGGGCGCGAGGCGATGGCCGGTGCGCTTGGCATGAGCGTGACGCAGTTCAACAACAACCTGTACGAGAAGAACGGCTGCCGTTTCTTCGAGGCCTCCGAGCTGGAAGCCATGGAGGACATCTCGAACACCTCTTGCCTGGCTGACTACTTTGCCCGGCGCCGCGGATGCCTGCTGGTTGAACAGCCGAGTATGGAAGACCTCGATCGCGTTGACCTTTTCAGCCGTTCGATGAGAACAGCAGCAGCGCGCGGACACGTCGACCAGATTATTCAGCAGGCACTGGAAGATGGAGTGATTGAGCAGGATGAAGCCGAAGAAATTATGGAATGTCACCGCCGCCATATGGCTGCACGTGAAGAAGAGATTGCCGCGATTATCGCGTTATTCAGCCGCAAAAAGAAGTGACGCCAGCGGGTTGCAGCCCCTGGCGTCGTGGCGTGTCGATCAATGTGGAGATACCTACGCATGAACAGTTTAAACCGATTCCGGCCAGCTAAGCAATTCCGCTGCCCACCGCTGGTGGGGCGTGATGCACCGTTCGGCTATGTGGAAATAGTACGCGGCACAGAGGGCTGCCACAACTACCAGACCGCTGGCGCGCTGGTAGGCGCATTCGCAGCGATGAATGAGCGGGGTCGTAAAGAATGGCTGAAGTTGACCGGTGGTTCCGTGACAGAAGAGGCATCCCCGTTCGGGTCATACGATGGGAGCCAGAATCGCGCCGCGTTATCTATCTGCGGAGTGATTACCCCCACGAATGCTTCAAACCACTCCATATCTTCAAGCGCGATTTCAGAGAAATAAAGGACGACCATGAGCACTAAATTACAAGGCTATGTCTGGGACGTTTGTGCCGCCGCAGGCATGAAGCTGACCAGCGTTGCCATCATGGCGCGCCTGGCCGACTACAGCAACGATGACGGCGTGTGCTGGCCTTCCATTGAGACCATTGCCCGCCAGCTTGGCGCGGGTGAAAGCACCGTGCGCACAGCGATCGGCAGGCTTGAACAGGATGGATGGCTTTCCCGTCAGCAGCGCCGCAAAGGCAACCGTAACGCGTCGAACGTCTACCAGCTCAACGTGGCAAAGCTACAGACCGCTGCCTTTTATCACCTGTCAGAATCTGACACCTCAAAATCTGACGGGTCAAATTCTGACGCCTCAAAATCTGACGCGTCGAAATCTGGTAAAAAGGGGGGGGTTCACCCGTCAGAATCTGGGGGGGATCCGTCAGTAAATTCAAAACAAGATCCATCAGATAAAAATCAAAACCCTTTCTGTCGGGTTGCTGCGCAACCCGACGATGCCGTGATGGTTACTGACCAGGCTAAACAGGTTCTGACTTACCTGAACCAACAAACAGGATCGCGGTATCAGGTTTCGAAGACGTCGCTGGAAAACATCCGGGCTCGCCTGGGTGAAGGGTTCAGAGCTGAAGAGCTGAAGCTTGTCGTGGATTACACCAACGAGAAGTGGAGCGCCGATTTGAAGATGGCGGAATACCTGCGTCCGACGACGCTTTTCCTGCCGAGCAAATTCCCTGGCTACCTGCAGGCCGCAACGAAGTGGAAAGAAGCAGGGCGCCCGGCGCGCCGCAACGGCGAATGGGTCAGCAGCACCGCTTCCCGCGCGACATTCCAGAACGTCGATTACTCGCTGCCGCAAAACTCGGGGTTCCGCTCATGATGGCTGATACGGCAGCAGCACTGCCAGTGGCAGAACCGGCGCCGCGCGTGTGGCAGCGTCCATTCCTGAAATGGGCTGGCGGTAAATATTCGCTGATGCCTGAACTGGATCGCCTTATTCCGGCGGGCGCCCGGCTCATCGAGCCGTTTGTCGGTGGAGGCTCTGTTTTTCTCAACTCCTGTAAGCATGAAAGCTTCCTGCTGGCTGACGCCAATCCGGATCTGATTAACCTCTATCAGATGCTTGCCGTATTGCCAGAGAAGGTAACGGTGCTGGCCCGCCAGCTGTTTACCGAAATGAGTGACGAGCCGAGTTACTTTGCCGTTCGCCAGGCATTCAACGCGCAGCAGATGACCGGACCGGAGCGCGCCGCCGCTTTCCTCTACCTGAACCGCCACTGCTTCAACGGTTTGATCCGCTACAACCGCGCCGGCGAGTTCAATGTCGGCTGGGGTAAGAAAGCTAATCCCTACTTCCCGGATAAAGAGCTGCTGGCTTTTGCTGCTGTGGCGCCCAACTGCGTGTTCATGAACACCGGTTACCGACGCACGCTGTCACTGGCGGGCGAGGGCGATGTCGTTTACTGCGATCCGCCCTATGAACCGCTGCCGGGTACGGCGGGTTTCACGAACTATTCCGCCGGCGGTTTCGCATGGGCTGACCAGGCGGCGCTGGTGGAATCCTGTGTTGCGGCGCATCAGCGCGGCGCGAGGGTGGTGATCAGCAACTCGACGGCACCACGGATTATCGAACTCTACGAACAGCACGGCTTCACGCTGCATCACGTCAGCGCCCGCCGCTCCATTTCCAGCAAAGCCAGCACGCGGGAAAACGCTGCTGACATCGTGGCCATTCTCTGAGGAGGCAGCGTGAAAAAGAATCTATTAACAGCCCGCCAGCAGCAAATATTGAGCCTGATCGTGGCTTTCCATAAAGAGCATGGGATTCCCCCGACGCAAAAGGAAGTAGCCGATCTGATGGGCGCAGCCTCGCCGAACGCGGCAACTGAAGTGCTTCGATCCTTACAGCGCAAAGGCGCTATCACCCTTTTACCGGGCGTGTGCCGCGGTATCTCCATCAACAGCCTGGGCGCGGAAGATGAAGCAATTTCGTTGCTGCGCTCGCTGGTGGCCGGTGAAGAACATGCGAGAGAACAGGCGATCTCCTTTCTGAAAATGCGCGGGGTAGCGGTATGAAACTCACGTTGCCATTTCCACCCAGCGTAAACCGCTACTGGCGCGCCCCCAATTCGGGGCCGCTCAAAGGGCGCCATCTCATCAGTGCTGCTGGTCGTGCATTTCAGAGCGCAGCCTGTGCGGCAATCATCGAGCAGCTGCGCCGCCTGCCGAAGCCGTCGACAGAGTCAGCAGCTGTAGAGATCCTGCTTTTTCCCCCGGACGCGCGACGCCGGGACATCGACAACTACAACAAGGCGCTTTTTGATGCGCTGACACATGTCGGCGTGTGGGAGGACGATAGCCAGGTGAAACGGATGCTGGTGGAGTGGGGGCCGATAGTGAAGGGCGGCAGGGTGGAGATCACGATCACCAGCTATGAACCAACAGCGGTTGCAGCCGCTTAACGGAGATACGCATGCAACAGATGAACGCAGTACCCGCTTTTACCCCGGCGGCAATGATGCCGGGGCAGGAACTGGCGATGAGCAGCCAGGAGATCGCTGATCTGGTTGAGTCACGTCACGATAGCGTCAAACGGACAGTAGAGCGACTGGCAGAACGCGGCGTTATTCAACTTCCACCAATGGTGGAAGTTGCCAATCACCTCGGTCAGGCCGTCGCCGTGTACCAGCTTTGTAAGCGAGACAGCTATGTCGTTGTGGCTCAGCTCTCGCCAGAGTTTACCGCCCGCCTGGTCGACCGCTGGCAGGAGCTGGAGAGCCAGCAGGCGATGCAGGTACCGAAATCCCTGCCGGAAGCTCTGCGCCTCGCTGCTGATCTTGCCGAGCAGCAGCACCAGCTCAAACAGGAACTGGCCGCCGCGGCGCCGAAGGTGGAATTTGTGGATCGCTACTGCTCTGCGGGTGGCTCAATGTCTTTCCGCCAGGTGGCGAAGCTGCTTAACGCCAAAGAGCCTGAGTTTCGCATGTTCCTCATCGATAACAGGATCATGTATCGCCTCGGCGGGGTGTTGACGCCGCACCACCAGCACATTGAGAACGGGCGCTTTAAGGTGAAAACCGGTACCAGCACCGAAAACAATCATGCATTCACCCAGGCGCGCTTCACGGCAAAGGGGATCCAGTGGGTCGGCGGCCTGTGGGCTGCACATAAGGCGCAGGGAGATGGAAAGTGAGGGCACTGCTTAATCCGATCGTCGTGGCAGAGCTGGGCCTCGTCATGTTCAGGCCGGGCGCCAGCCTGCTGATGCATTTCCGCCGCGGGCGCATGCTGCTGGAGAACGAGCCGGAGCGCCTGGCTGGAATGCCCAACGGCGAACTGCCGCCAGCAGAGCAGCCACTAGCCGAGGATCCTGCGCTCGCCGGTGTTTTTGAAAACGATGCGGTGCTTCGCCGCGCCGGCGGCATTGGCGGGCTGGAAAGCTGGCTGATGGAGGCAAAGGGTTGTCAGTGGCCGCACGAGTCCTGGCACGCTGAGAACCTTACCACGCTGCGTCATGCTCCCGGCGCGCTTCGCCTGTGCTGGCACTGCGATAACCAGCTGCGTGAGCAGACTACAGAGCAGCTGGCGCACATGGCGCGGGCGAACTGCGCGGCTTACATCCTCACCACCGCACGCCGCGAGCTGGGTTTCGACGATTCTCATACGCTCACGCTGCCGGAGTTCTGCTGGTGGCTCGCGCGTAATGGCCTGGCCGATGCCCTGCCGGAAGATGCGGCACGCCAGGTGCTACGTATGCCGAAGCCGATGATCCGTTCCGTTACCCGCGAAACAGAGCTGGTACCCGGTGAACGCCACGGGCGCGAGATAGTGGAGGAGGTGGCTAAGCAGGTGCTGGCGCTGAATGTCGATCCCAAAACGCCGGAATCCTTCATGCTGCGCCCGAAGCGCCGCCGCTGGGAGAATGATAAGTACACCCGCTGGGTTAAAACGCAGCAGTGCATGTGCTGTGGCAACCCGGCAGACGACCCTCATCACCTGATAGGCCACGGGCAGGGTGGAATGGGTACGAAGGCGCACGACCTGTTTGTGATCCCGCTTTGCAGAGCGCATCACGACGCGTTGCACGCTGACACCGTGGCATTTGAAGAAAAGCACGGCAGCCAGCTGGTACTGCTGTTTCGTTTTATCGATCGCGCACTGGCTATTGGCGCACTGGCGTAAATTGTGGAGACGCTATGAACCTCGAATCATTACCGAAATTTTATTCCCCGAAATCACCGAAGCTTAACGATCAGACGCCAGCGACCGGCGGTGTCGCGCTGACTATCACCGATGTAATGGCAGCCCAGGGCATGGTGCAGTCGAAAGCCAGTCTCGGTTTTAATCTCTTCCTGGCGAAAATGGGGATTCAGGATCCGGCACCTGCTATTGATGGGCTGATGCAATATGCGCTGGCGCTGAAAAATCCGGTGCTGGGGAAGCTGAGCGAGAAGGCACGCGGTGAAGTTCTGCCGGTGCTGGTGCAGTTTGCTTACGCAGATTATTCGCGTTCGGCAGCCAGTAAATCGACCTGCCCACATTGCGAAGGGAAAGGCGTGGTGCGGGAAATGCAGGACGTGGTTAAGCACCCTGGAGTTAAGGGCGTAGAGGCAACGGTTAAGCACGAAGCCGTAGAAGTGATGTGCCAGCACTGCGGGGGAAAAGGAGAGGTGGGCACGGCTTGCCGCGGCTGTAAAGGTAAGGGGAGCGTGCTGGATGAGAAGAGAACCAAACTCATCGGCGCACCAGTAAGGAAAGTTTGCGGTCGTTGCAATGGAAACCGCTTCAGCCGTTTGCCTACCACACTGGCGCGAGCGCGTATTGAGAAGATTATTCCCGATCTGACCAGCTACCAGTGGTACAGCGGTTATGGCGATGTAATCGCGCTGCTGGTGACAAAATGCTGGCAGGAGGAGGCTTTTGCTGAGGTGCAACTGCGCAAAGTCACAAGATAGATGCACATTCGTGATTTTTAGCGACACGATGCTTGCAGTTTTCGAAAAAAATGGTTACGATTTTCCTAACGATGGGCATTCTACGTTTAGCGTTTTGAAACCCGCCTTCAAGCGGGTTTTTATTTTAGCCAATCAAACCTCTGTTAGATCAAACTTCTTTGAGTTCTATGTTTGCAGTGCTCATTCTTGATGAGATGATTATTGCTCCCTACATATTGGAGGAGTAAATAATGCACATTACTATTAATGATATTCTCAATGAACAAGCACAAGCGGATGAAAAGATCCGAAGTCTTACGGAACTATTAAGAAATGAAGCTGGTGAATTTCTTAGTCAGTTCAAAAAATCACTTTATGCTGATGAAGATTGTTGGTCAGATGGAACAGGCTCTTATCCCTTTGCAAGAATGGAAAATATTAATAGCCAGGGCTACAGACAATATCAGCCTTCTAAAGAATTGAAACTTGACGTAGGAAACTCGGTCTCTTTTATTCTCCAAACGGTAGTAAACACCAAGGTTGAGCGCGGTATTTGGGTTGATGTAAACATTAAAATGTATAAAAGTTTCCGTAGTGTAATAGTTGAGGTTGATGGTAATCGGCATCGCATTGAAATTCCTTTGAATTCAGGCGAGAATAGTTACTTTGATGCTTGTAAGGCTGTAAAAGAAGTCGTTATAGATAAAATTAGATCAACAGCTGCTGAATGAAATTAATAAAAAGGTCATCGTAGGATGGCCTTTTCCATTACGTAGTTTAAAATTAATATTATATCAATCTCCAGCATTTATTTCTGATTTAAAGATAACAGCACTAAATCTTCATTTTTTACCCCTTCCGTTAAAGGATATAGTAAATATGTTGGGGTAAATGTCCGAATCTGCGCCCGGAGCCACTGCGGCGGCCAGGGACTTAACGATGTCAGCACTTACGAACTTTTGGCAGCCATCATTATTTTTGGGCTGCTTATCCGGACAGGCTGTATTGGCAGATGGAAAGCTCATTCATTAGCTTGTCAGTTACATAACCCGCTGGGCTTTTTTAGCGGACCGCATTTTGCGAAGCCATGAATTATGTAACCTTTTGACTCCATGCAGTCTTCTACTTTTTTGGTTCGGGCGTCTAGCTGCTCATCGGTCTCTCCGGGCTCCAGCATGTTACGTCTGAATTCTTCATCCCATGAGTTCAGAGAATATTTCCTGTCAACGCCGCAGCTATATAAATCATTTCGCCGCTGTTGAACGTTGGTATGGCCCATGGTCTGTGGTTTCTGAAACGTCTGAACATATGGAAAATAGCGGTAATTACTTGAGTCCATATCTGCGACAACGCAACCGGTTAAAGCAATACAAAATACCAAACTGAGTTTTCTTATCCTGCGCATTTTTCGGTTCTTCCCAGAGTTATGCGTTAAACCTTCACATGCCCGGCTTACCCGGGGTACTTATTTATAACACAGCACCCCGACTTAATCGGAGGTGAGAGATATGTCCAACATGAGCAAATTAGCTTCTGCCGCTGCCTATGGCGCATCAGCCGGGACGGTAGCCAATGGCGTACTGACCAGGCTAAGCCCTGATGAATGGAGTGCCGTTGGCGTAATTGCTGGCATTGTTGTGGCGCTTCTGACTTTTGGCATCAACTGGTATTACAAACGCAAAACCACCCTGGCGCAGATCGAGTCTTACCGGCGCTGGCCCAACCCATCAGCTTTTAAGGAGGAGTGATGCCCTTTTCTACTCCGCTTCGCAGAAAGTTGATCGGCGCTGCCGGTGCTGGCGCGCTTGCAATAGCAACCATTTTTATCGGCGGGAAAGACGGCGTTGAAGGCAGGAAATATGAGGCCTACAAAGACGTTGCCGGCGTTTGGACGGTTTGCGACGGTCACACCGGCACTGACATCATCCGGGGCAAAACCTACACCGATCAGGAATGCGATCGCCTGCTGTGGAAAGACCTGCGGCCGGCAAAGCGCACCGTCGACAACCTGGTGAAAGTGCCCTTGAGCGAGTACCAGCGCGCCGCGCTTTATAGCTTCGTGTTTAACGTCGGTTCGGATGCCTTTTCCAAATCAACGCTGCTGCGAAAACTGAACCGCGGGGATCAGGAAGGGGCATGCGAAGAAATGCGCCGCTGGGTTTACGCTGGTGGCATGAAGTGGAAGGGATTGCAGAACCGGCGGGAGATGGAGCGCTCAATGTGTCTGGCGGAAAGCAAAGATGATCTCTAACTGGAAAGCTATCGCCGCTCTGCTGCTGCTCGCCAGCGTTCTGTCCCTCTCCTGGACGATTAATCACTACCGCAACAACGCGCTCACATACAAAGACCAGCGCGATAAAGCCGCCCACAACCTGAAATTGGCGAAAGAGACAATCGCCGACATGCAGACCCGCCAAAGAGAGGTTGCAGCCCTTGATGCGAAATACACAGGTGCACTTGCTGATGCGAAAGAAACCATTGAGCGTTTGCGTAGCGATGTCGCTTCTGGCGCTAAACGGCTGCGCGTCGCCGCAAATTGCCCGGTCGGAACCTCCAGCACCGGCGGCATGGGCGATGCTTCCAGCCCCCGACTTACTGACTCCG